GTTACTACCGCTATACCCAACATCGCAATGCGTTCGTTGGATTGACTGCGGTAGAGCTATGGGATAGCTACGACAGCATGAGGCAGGAGTAACCAACATGACACTCAAGAGTCTCGAAGACTTTGACAAGGAAATTGCCGCAAAGCGGGCGCGACTGGAGAAGGACCACGCGCTAGCGCATGCGCTCCCGACTGTTGGCGTTACCGTCGCCTGGACTGGCGAGAATGGTTGGGACGAGCAAGGCAAACCGCGCCCGCCAATCAGCAAGACGATTGATTTGGCGCCGCACATCGTTCACAGCCCTTTCCGTGGTGCGGAGCATGTTGCATTCCGCGCGCCCGATAGTATGGTTGGTGAAGGTGGCGAGCATGTCAGCAGCACATACCGCACGGAATTCGTGCACAAGTATTTGCGCGCACTGTTGGACACTTGCGCGCCGTATATGATCGATACCGTAGCCATCAAAGGACACTACGCCAGCAACGTGCCTGAGACATTCGACTATGCTGCGCACCGCGACTATAGCGACGCTGAAGAACGGGCGCGCGGACTGTACGAGGTAGAAGTCTCAACGGGCGCAGGGTTCACGTCCGCAAAGCTTCAATTCTACATCCGCACAGAGAAGACAGGCACAGTGCAAGTTAGCTTCGATTTGTCGCGCGATTTCCAAGTGTGGCGCGTCATGCCTCGTGCTGTTCGGCGCAGTGCGGACGTTGAACGCTCACTCGTGCGACGTTGGGACCTACCGAGTACGGGCGCGTGCCATCACTGGCGCCGTGGAGGAGCAGACACCGCATGGGTTGACGGTGCGAGCGTGCCGCAGTCCTACACTGTCGAATGGCTCTACGATACGCGCGAAGCGTTGGAGCATGATTTAGGGTTGTGACGTTCAACAGTGCGCCCGCTGTCGGGCGCACGATTGAACGCCACACAAACGGGAGTTAGGCTAATGGATATTGTCGAGCAAATAGAGCGCATCGTTGACGCTAACAACTTGTTGCATGTCGTGACTGCGCTCGAATTGATGTGCAACGAGAAAGCCGAGCACTTACGTTGCAACTGGCAAGATGAAAATGCGGCCAAGACTTGGGAAAAGGCCGCACGGGTGTTTGGCGCTGCTGCAACCAAAATCGAACCGCTGGAGTTGTAAGCTATGAAAGCAGTGTTGGAATTCGGCATTAGGGGCGGGCGGCACGTTGACAATATCGTGTTGCCTTCCGCCAAGCTCGCGGCGCGCATTGCGCACAACGTCGCGCGTGTCCTAATGGACGATGAAATCAGCACAGACTTTCGAGTGTCGCGCCGTTCTCCGCGCATTTCGCTGACCAGTAGCGCACACTTTGTGTCTGTATCACTGCTAGATGGCTCCGACCGTGGGCCAGCCGCCGCAACACTCTGGAGAAAGCCGAAATGAATTTCATCTATACAACACCGCAAGGCTTCGCGCATGGCGTGCGTTACCGTGATGCGATGATACGCGCATGGATGCGCCGCACGGGTCGCGGCAACTCGTACAAACCTGAAGACTTGCCGCAAGGCTACGACGTGCCGACCAACGAGGAGCGCTCACGCGCGGAAGTGTTGCGCTTCACTGTGCTGGAGCCAATGACGCACGGATCACCAAGCTGGACAGCCTACCTCAGCAACGACAAGCGCATCACGACATGGACAGGCGAAACACTGGCCAACGTGACGCGCATAACCTCGTATCGTGCTGTTAGCAATCCCGTGCTGAAGATACCTTCGCGCGGTTCTTTTTGGGCCGTCGGAATTGACGGGCGATGGTACTACGGCACGCACAACGGCACTGGCATGTATTGCCGCATGCGCCTTGCCAAGTACCGATTTGACTACGACATACAGCAGCACACAAGCGAAGGCTGGGAGACTGTCAGCAGTGAAGCCACGTACAAGGCTGCGTGCAAGGCTGTTACAGAGTACCGCGATAACCAACCGGAACTAGCTGTGCGTTTGAAGCGCACGAAGGTACGCCAATGAACCGCTCCGCTATCCTGCGAGCGCTCGAAGACTCACATAACGAGCTTGCACACATACGCGCGTTCCCGCATTACTACAGCAGTCACATCGCGCGCCTTGCGGCGCGCGTTGCTGTCGTGGCGCGCATTCGGGAGTTGCTGGAGGCTCTGACAGTATGCCCAACATAACCGCGAGCGCACTGAGATACGCAATGGACACATTGCGTTATCTCAGTGCGCCATTCAGTAAGCTGGAAGCGCAGAAGTTAGTCGCGCAAGCCTACGTCGCGGGCGCGAATTCCCAAGAGCACATAATCGCAGGTATCCCAATGACTCAGGATCAGATAAACAGACTCGCAGCTATAGGCGTCGCGATTTCGAGCGCAGCGCCGTTAAGGCTCCGCCCGCCCGCCTATCAGTGTTACATTCCGCACGATTTGGTGCGCCAGATTCGCGCCGTGCTGGACGAAGGCAAATATGACTGGAGGGCGCAGCACAAGGCTGCGCGGCGCCGATGATCCGCCGCGACGTGAAGGTAGCGGTGACGTTGCTCTACGTATGCGATTACAACGAACGTGGAGCGCGTGCGTGCGTGCGCCTGATGCGCTGTTCGCCACGTTGGAGTTTGCTGCCATGAACTACGCTATAGACCCTGAGCTATCGCAGCGCAGGCTCCGCACGTTGGTCCGCTTGCTTGAGACTGAAGCGCGGCACCAAGCCATGCGCGGACGTAGCGAACTGCCTCCTGTGGGCGAGCTTGACGCTAACGAAATGCGGCAATGGGCGCGGCAGTGCGCTAATCTGCTCAACGGGCCGATGCCGCGCAAGGCGGCTAAACCAATCGAACAAATGTCAGATGAGGAGTTACTATCGTGAGTAGGTATTCCACCCGGCAATATCTGGCCAACGCGCGGCGTGAGCGCACGCGGTGCCTGAAGCATGCTCGTGAGTCGATAGAACCGAAGGCTCGCGCGTTTTGGGTGCGCAACGCGCGCATAGCGCAACGGGACATTCTGGACCTACTGCGTAAACGGCGCGAGTCGTGATCCCGCCCTTAGACGATATCCTGCACGTCATCAACCCAACGCCGGAGCAACGGTTGCTCCGGCATGCGCGCAAGCTTGAGATTGCGTTGGAGCAAGGCGACGTGCAGGAGGCGATCCGCGAATTCAACCTGATGATGAGGCTCTACCATGAACTACATGATCCGAAGTAAGCACGACGGGCGTTCTCTGCTCGCGCTCCCGACGCAGCCTGGGGGCGCGGTGCGTTGGGTCGATCCAGTCGAAGGCATCGCGCCCTGGACGTTCGTGACACGCGAGGGCGCGCAGCGCGCCTGCAACATGTGCACGGACTGCGGCGAGGTTGTGCCCTGCGTTAAGGAAAATTCTGCATTGACTGTTGTACCGTTTACTGAGCCAAGCGTGGAGTTGATGGCTCTGCTCGACTGTACGCAGGGCTTGGCCGCAGAAATGTGCGAAATCAGCGGTTTGAAGTGATTGGCACACAACATGCATGATGACAGGGGTTCACGTATCTTGAGTCCACCAACGTACCAACGCATAGGAGTATCCAACAATGTCTATCGAGACGAACCAGTACATTGCCACCGCAGCAGATGTAGAGAAGCTTGCGCATACCATCCTGACGGCTGACCAAGCCGTCCAGGGCGGGCGCGGGACCTACCTGAAGGCGTTGGTTGCTACTACTCAGGCGGAGTTAGGTTCACCGCCACGCATGCGCAACACGCGCGCAGACCGCATCGAAGGTGACGAGCTGATGGCTCACACCAAGGCGTTCGAGACGGTCTTCCAACGTTTCCACGATGCTGTCGTCAAGGCGGCCGAAGCGCTGGAGCCCAAGCCAGACAAGGACGAGCTACGCTCGCGCACTGCGTTCTCGCGCAGCGCCGGGAGCACTGTGCGCGGCTTCATCCGCGCAGGCAATGACATTCGCGCCCTCGCGGCCCACAAGGTGACCAAGGCATCCTTGGCCACGCCGCGCACGAGGCGGAAGTTCTCAGTTGATGCGCTCAAGAAACGCGCCGTCAGTGCGACGGAGCAGCTTGCAGCTATCATCAAGAATCTAACAGCGGCCAACAGCGCCGAAGGCCGGGAGACGGTTCAGACGATCATGGCGCAGCTCGCCGCCGCGTCTGGTATCGCCAACCACACCAGCAAGGACGTGGAGAAGGCTATCGAAGCCGGCGAGGCGTTCCACACGAAGACGGGCGTGTTCCTGCCGATCAGCCTGGAGGCTGTGCGGGAACAACGGAAGGCTGCATGAGCGCGTTGCCGGCGCCACCGTCGCCGCCCAACACGGAGCTACAGACGGAGCTTACCCGTCTGGTGGCGAAGTTCACGTTGTGCACCGTAGTCGAAACTCTCGGCATCGTCTGCGAGCTTCGAGCCGTGGACCTACATGAGAACGACGGCACCGCGCATAGGATGCGCGGCATAGGGCTCAGCCTCATTGAGCTGAGCGCTCGCTGCTTCGCCCTATAGCCCCGCCGATATGTGCGCCGGTTCCCACGGGAGCCGGCGCATATTTGCATTCCTCACTTAGCCTTTGCTATTGTGCCGGCTCCTTGACCGGAGCCGTGCATGAGCGCCCCCAACAAAGCCCTACGGAAGTGGCTCGACGAAGCCACGCCAGCGCAGCGTAAGAGCCTCGCCAAAGAGGCGAAGACTTCAGTACCCCAGCTCTACCACATCGCCAGCGGTCGCCGTAAGGCGAGCGCGGCATTGGCCCAGCGCATAGCGCACGCCAGTGGTTGGGGGCGCGTGCTGGCGCCCTCCTTCGCTCCCAAGCCAATTGACCAACGCGAGCTGTGCGACGCTTGCGGTAAATGCCCACTGCTGGCCACACGATGAGCTTCAACGAATACGTCGCGCACGGCTGGGCGCTGTGCGGTATCGACGCAGGCAAGAAAGCTCCCACCTACGACAATTGGAACGAACCCGACCACGCGCTCACCGAGCAAGAGGCTGAGGGCGTAGACGGCGCCGGACTCATGCACGCGCTCAGCGGCACGTGTGCGCTCGACATCGACAACCTCGAACTTGCCCGCGCGTACCTCGCAGAGCGCGGCATCGACGTTGACGCGCTACTGAAGGCGCCCGAGGCGGTGAGGATCAACAGCGGCAAACCCAACAGGGCCAAGCTGCTCTACCGCATGAAATTCCCCATGCGGACTATCAAGCCGAAGGAGAGCGGCATAGAGCTGCGCTGCGCGACGGCTGATGGCAAGAGCGTGCAGGACGTGCTGCCGCCAACGATTCACCCCGACACCAAAAAGCCCTACACATGGGTATACGGCGACGCCATGTTGGGCCACTGGTCCAACCCGCCGCCTATCCCCGCGAACCTCCTAGCCGTTTGGCGCGAGCTGGCGGCGCAGACTCCGCCCGAGGCGACGAGCCCACAACCCAAGGTCAACGCGACCGTCGAGACGATCCGCAAGGCGATTCATCGCTACATCGCCAAGGAGCACAAGGACGTAACCAACTACGAGGATTGGCTCGACGTTGGAATGCGCCTGCACGACCAGACGCGCGGCGCGCAGGAAGGACTCGAAATTTGGGATGAGTGGAGCGCGACCGACGAGAGCACGCGCGAGGATGGCACGCCGCGCTATCAGGGCTTCGTCGCATGCAAGGCGAAGTGGCTCACGTTCGGGCAAGGGGCTGGCTCCAAGGTTGGCATGACGCACCTGATTGCGCAGGAGCCGGCTGAGAAGGAGGAGTTTGACGTTGAGCCCGAGGCGGAAAGCGAGGAAGAAACAACCGCAGCCCTCCTGAAGCAACAGGCTGAAATGAAGCGCGCCGAGGCGCAGGCGGAGTTAGAGAAGCGCCTCGTGTTTGTGCGCAACGTTGAGAAGTATTTCGACACTGAGCGGCACCGCGTGATCCTCACGGAGAGTGGGCTGCGCCACCAATTCACGCCGATGATGCCGAAGCGCTCGAAGGGCCGCCTGGACCCTGTTGAGCTGCTGAAGGAGAGCACGACGAAGCGTTACGTCGATGCCATCGGCTTCCATCCAGGCCAAGGTCCGATCTTCAAGTCGGGCGGAGACAGCTATGCGAACACGTACCGCAATCGACTTCCAAAACCGTTGCAGCCAACTGTTGAAGAGTTGGAAAAGATCGATTGGCTGTTCGGCCGCATCACCGACATTCCCTATCGAGACTGGCTCATTCAGTTCTACGCTCACGTCGTCCAGTACCCTGGCGTCAAGATCAAAAGCGCGCCGCTCATCTGGTCCGAAACGGAAGGTAACGGCAAGAGCACGTTGGTCAAAGCCATCCCGGCGCTCCTCGTCGGCGCGGAATACTCGCGCGAAGTAAACACCGGATTGCTGGCTTCAGACTTCAACGACTTCCTCCTGGGCGCGTGGCACGTCAACCTGACGGAGTTCCGCGCAGGCTCACGCGGCGAGCGCGAGGCGATTACCAAGAAGACAGAGAACTGGATTGCTGACGACACTGTGGCCATGCATCAGAAGGGGCTCGCGGGCTACACGATGCCTAACCACTTCTTCGTGACTGCCTCGTCCAACTTCGACGACGCGGCCCAAGTGACCAACAACAACCGGAAATGGGCGGTGCACGAGTTGCGAGCAGCGCAGTTCACCGACGCGGAGCGCGAGTGGATATACACAAACTTTCTGCTCACCGATCGCGCGGCCGGCGTCCTGCGGCACTACTTTCTCAATACGCCTATTGTGGATTTTAAGCCTGGAGCTGCGGCGCCTGTCACAGCAGACCGCCAGGAAATGATAGAGGCTAGCGTCAGCTCCGACGTGGAGCTTCTGAGGACTGCCTTCGACGAACGCTCCGGTCTGTTTGCCCGCGACGTGGTGCTGGTGCCCGAGGTTACAAGTTTCGTGCACAAGAACACGCCGGCTCGGCCTAGCGGCCATAGGATTGGCAAGATTCTTGCGCGAGCCCCTTTCAACGGGAAGCCCGCACGCATTCGTGTTGGTGATAGCCGTTACCACGTTGTCATCATCCGCAACCACGACCGCTGGGCGGGTGCGTATGGCAAGGACATCATGGACCACATACAGGGCGTCGATGAGGACGCCAGCATCGAGCACGAGCCGACCGATGAAGAATTGCTTGCATAGCTTCAACTTTAGCGTATGCTATGCCGGCCTTTAGGGTTAACCCAAACCAACGATACGGAGTCTCCCATGTCTGAAGCAGTACGTGCAGTCGCCTTGGCCGAGGCGAACAAGCTCAAAGGCGATACCGGCGATGCCGCCGAAGTCGTCAAGGCCGCCAACGTGTTCCTCACCTTCCTGAGCGGCGGAGCCGGCGCACCGGCCAAGACTTCCGCAGCCGGCGCGGAGCCTGCTCCGAAGGCCGAGGCGAAGCCCTCAGCCAACACGGCGGGCGCGAAGCCGGCCAAGGCGGCGAAGCCTGCCAAGAAGACCGAGGAGCAACTGGCCGCCGAAGCGCTGGAGAAGGCCAACGCCGAGGCTGCGGCCGAAGGCGAGGACGAGCCGAGCGGCCCGACCGAAGCCATCCCCGCGACGAAGGAGGGTGTCAGCCTCGCGGTGAAGACCCTCATCGAAGGCGGCAAGCGCGACGACGCAATCGCGCTCCTGAAGAAGTACAAGGCCGCGAGCGTGTCGGCCATGCAGGCGAAGGACGAAGCAACCATCGGCAAGTTCATTGCCGACGTGAATGGCGTCCTCGGCCTGGAAGCCTCCGAGCCCGATCTGGAGGGCTAACAGAGCAGACCCAGGCGGCGTGTGCGTCACCCTTAACTTGAGCTGACGACTCAAGCACGCCGTCTGGTTCCCACGGGAACCAAACACAAACAGGTAACAGCAAGTGAAACAGAAAGCGAAACGAGTCCTGACCCCTGGCGAGCAACAGTTGCTCCACCTTTTCGGTCTCTGCCTGATGCATCGCCTGCGGACCAATCCGCGCGATGCCAACATCGGCAAGAACTACTTCACCAAACACTTCCACGCTGGCAAGCGCAACCCGGCTGGCTCGAAACTCCTGCGCCGGTTCATCCGGCAGAGCAGCAAGGAGCAGGTTGCGTATCGGCGCGACTACGCGGCGCTCACAGGCCGCCAGTACAACCATCTGAACAACCCGGAGCAATAACATGGAGACCCAGAACTGGCGCGGCTCACAGGCCGACTTCACCGCTGCTGTCACTGTGATGAGGCAGCAAGACGACCGCCGCAAGCGCGTGTTGGGCTGGGATACCTTCCGCGACATGAAGATGCGCGTGAAGCTGCTCGCAAACAGCGAGGGCACCTTCCGCAGCCGGCCGTACTCCGACTGGCCTAATGCGCTGGAGCACCTGTGGCATCGCGTCCAGAACGAGTTCAAGCCGCGCGTTGTCGGGATGATGCCCGAGCTGGCGGCGCCCTACGGTTCAAACACTCAGGAGACCAAGACCGTGAAGACCAAGAAACAGCCGAAGAAGACCTACAACACGTGTGCCGTTCGCTTCGTGCGCGGCCACAACGTCGCGAAGGTCTACACCTACAAGGTGCCCAAGAAGGTGAAGTTGCACCTGGGCGAAGAAGTCGTTGTGCCGAGCCTGTACGATGGCTTCGAGTCCAACAGCATCGCCGTCGTGGTGGAGCTGCACAAGGAGCCCCAGGACAACCAGGGCTACGACTACAAGTTCATCACCGGGCGTATCACGAAGGTAGCGGCCTAACATGGAGTTCATAGACACCAAATCGATACCCTTCGACTCTCCCGCTCGCGATATAGCGATGCACGTCAATCAGGAAATCAACTATATCCGCGAGTGGGAGGGCAAGGTGGCGTCAGCGCAATACACACTGGCGGAGCATCGGGCACGGCTCGCGCGCTTCCAAGCCGCTTACGAACGCATCAAGGATCTGTAACATGGCACACTCATTCCGGTCTCCCTCGAAGTCGCATATGTGGATGCACTGCTGGGGTTCTTTGGCGCAGCCGGAGAACCAAGTGCCGGGCGGTTCGTCTGACTTCGCGGATGACGGCACAGCGTCTCACTCGCTGGCGTCTTGGGCGCTCGACAACGACAAGGATGCGGGTGACTACCCGGACTTGACGATCCGAGTGGGGGAGAAGGAGTGGGAAGTTGACAGCGAGCGCGTTGACTTCGTGCAGACCTACATCGACGAAGTTCGGCGCCGTTCTATGGGCGGCGTCGTCTTCATCGAATACCGCGTAGACCTGGGCGAGTTCCTTGGTGAAGGACCGTGTTGGAAATGCGAAGGACGATCGGAGAATAGTCCTGAAGGATGGTGCGACGTGTGTCGCGGGACGCACATAGCACCACAGGGCGGCACAAGCGACGCGGTGATTCTGGTTGAAATACCAGAGGAACCGGGTTGCTACATGCTGATCGCAATGGACCTGAAGTACGGCATGGGCGAGAAGGTCTACGCCGGCTATTTCCCCTACCCAGGTGCGGAGAAGCGCAAAATCAACACGCAGTGTGGCAACTATCTGCTGGGCGCGTGGAAGAAGGCCAAGGAGCTTGGCTACAACGTGACTCGGTTTTCCGCCGTGATTGACCAGCCGCGCCTGGGCCATCGTGACGAGTTTGAAATCACCGTCGAGGAGCTGGAGACGTTCGCGGACGAAGTTCGCCTCGCCGTTGCCAAAGGCGACGAAGCGCTCACTCTCGGCGTTGAAGACCCGAAGCTGGACGAATATCTCAAGCCTGACGACAAGACCTGTCGCTGGTGCAACGCTAAGGCGCGCTGCAAGGCATTGGCGCGCTACGTCGCGGCCCAGGTGAAGATGGAATTCGACGATGAGACCGGGGTTCCCACGGGAACCGAGGAGCCGACGACTGTCGAGCACCTTCAGCAAGCGTATATCGCGCTGCCGTTGGTCCAACAGTGGGTCAAAGCCGTCAACAAGGCGCTGTGGGAGCACATCCCCAGCGGCCGAGTGATCGGACCGGACGGCAAGCCGCTCAAAATCGTCCAGGGCAAGGACGGCAAGCGGATGTGGGACCCAACACAGATGGACACAACTGAAGGGCTCATGGTCGGCGCTGTTGGTGCCGAGGCATACGAGCCGCAGAAGGTCATCACCGCGCCCGCCTTCGAGAAAGTGCTCAAGAAGAAATCCGGCCTGAAGGGCAAGAAGTTCCAGGCCATGTGGGATGAGCGCTGGAAACCATACATCACCAATGCGAAAGGCTCGCTGTCGATCGCGCTGGGGAGTGACCCAAGACCCGCCGTTGGCGCCGCCAGCGCGTCGGACTTTGACGATGAAATCTCAACTGAGGATGATACGCTGTGAAAAAGTTTTATATGGTGTATTCGGCAAAAGGCTGGCAGCTTCGGAAACTGCGGAACGACGTAGTAGTTCTGAGCGATACGTGGCTACCGCATCACACTGTCGAAATGACACTTGTACGTATTGCCGCGACGAATGTCGGGTCAGCTTACCTTCTGGAGAATAGCCAATGAGCCGCATAGTGATCTATCGCGAGAATTCCAGCTCGCACGAGGAGGAATACCTCGCGCGGGCCACGAACGACTCCTTCTGCTCGGTCTCGAAGCCCGAGGATTCCAACCTCGAATTCGAGACCAACGCGGAAGCCTACGAGTTTGCTGGGGAGTACCCGCAGCTCCAATACTGGCGTGTTGGAGTCCGCTAATGGCACTCCCCAAACAGAAGGAGCCGAAAGCTCCTCGGCAGCGTGACCCCGAGAAGGCGTCGTTCGATCCATACTGGAATCGGCGCGCTGGCACAGTTGACAGCGTGGCAGGATACGTAGATGCTGCCTGCCGCGAGCCGAAGGGGTTCTACCGAGGCGCGCGAATCCGATAACCGAAACCGCAACGCAGGAAACACGACCATGAAATTCCGATGCAGAGACATGCGCCTTGCCTTCCCCAATCTGTTCGAGCCCTACAAGGATTCCTTCGGTGCTCGTCTAATCTACCCTCCCGACCATGTACAGGTTGTTGACGCCACCACTCTCACCGAGTTGGGTCTGAAGGCGCCCAGCAACCCGAAGGCGAAGCTGAAAACGAAGCCGATCCTCGAAGCCATCGCCAAGGCGGTCGCCAAGGCGAAGTGGCCCGACAAGTGGCAGTCGGTCTATGCCGCGCTCCAGAAGCAGGACAAGCTGTTCTTCCACGATGGCGCCACCAAAGCCGAGTACGAAGGCTTCGAGGGCAACGAGTTCGTGGCGGCCAACAGCAAGACCCGCCCGACGATCCTCGACCAACTCCGCAACGAGCTGACGAAGGCCGATGGCAAGCCGTACTCCGGTTGCTACGTCAACGCCATCATCGAAGTGTGGGCTCAGGATCACAAGGAGCACGGCAAGCGCATCAATGCCAACCTGAAGGGCATTCAGTTCCTCCGTGACGGCGACGCCTTCAGCGGCGCGGGCAAGCCGGCTGACGCCGACGAGTTCGACGAGGAAGACGTTTCCGACACCGGCGACGCTGAGGAAGCCGAGCCCGATCTGGAGGGCTAAGCCCCCTCTGGTTCCCACGGGAACCAGCTTGGCCGGGGTTGCGAGCCCCGGCCGTTTTCTCCCCACTAACAGGACACCAACATGAAAACGCAGCAAGTCAAGACCAGCATGGAGCAGATTGTCCACACGCTCATCAAGGGCTTCGTGCTCCAGAACTTCGGTCGCGCGCCGAAGTACATCTACCTCCCGGTCGATTTGTTCGACCACTTCACCGACATCATCGAAGATCAGTTCCGTGCGGCTGGCATGCCGGCGCATCTGCTCGACGATGCGTTCGAGTACGTGTACATGGGCGTGCGCGTACTGGAGTGCCGCACCAACGACATCATCGTGTCTGAGGAGCTATTGCCGTGAGCGGAGTCATGTTCACGGACAGCATTGAGCACAACGTCGCGTTGTTGGAGGAGCTGGTCTCCCAGCTCCCGCTCCAACACCGCAACGAGGCTCGGCGGGCGGCGCACATCATCGAAGCGACCTTCAACCAGCTCAAGCGCGATGGCCAGATGAGCCCAGGAGCAGCGCTCGGTACGGCGTTCGCGTTCTTCAAGATCAGTCAGAACCTCGTGAAGCCCGGCTCGAAGAAGGCTGGCGGCGAGTCTCTGATTCAACTTCTGAGCTGAGCATGGCACCGAAGCGTGGCGACAAGGTACAGTGGCAGTCGGGGTACAACCCGACGCACTGGTTCAAGGGCAAGGTGCTGTACTTCATTCTCCCGAAGGAACCGCCTGCTACCTCTGCCAACACGTTTGCGGTGATTGACGACGGGCTGGGGCTCACGCCTCGGCTCGTCGCCCTCAGCCGCGTACACAGGGCGTCGTAATGAAACTCTGGCTTGACCTTGAAACGCGCAGCCCCGTGCCGATCAAACAGGGTATCGCGAAATACGCAACAGGCGTTCGCCCGATCATGGCGCAGTGGGCCATCGACGACGGCGATGTTGTAGTTGAAGACCTGATTCGTGGCGCCAAGGTCATTCCTCCTTCCAAACAGCTTATCGAGGCCGCTCAGCAGGCCGACGAGATATGGGCACATGGCGCGGAGTTCGAGCAAACTGTACTCGACACGACCACATGGTGGCCGCTGATCGAATCGTCGAAATGGCGTTGCACAATGGCCCTGGCTCGGATGCACGGCCTGCCGGGCGGTCTCGATAAGCTGTCTACGATTTTCAAACTCGGGCTCGACGAAGCCAAAGACAAACGCGGCCATGAGTTGATTCTGCTGTTCTGCATCCCGAAGAAAGATGGCGTGCTGTGTGAGGATGGCAACCGCTACTACACCAGCAAGACGCACCCCAACGAGTGGCGCGAATTCCTCCACTACGGCGGCATGGACATCACGAGCATGCGCGCTATCTGGCGCAAATGCCCGAAGTGGAACGCTACGCCGCGCATGTGGCGCGTGTGGCACCTTGACCAGAAGATGAACCGCAAGGGCGTGCAGATGGACCAGCGGCTCGCGGCCGGCGCCGTTGTGGCGACGACTCGGGCGAAGCGCAAGCTCAAGGATGAAGTCAGAACCCTGACTGACGGAGCCGTAGAGGCAGCGACGCAGCGCAACCGGCTGTTGGCGTACCTCGCTGACTACGGCGTTGACTTGCCCGACCTAACAGCCGATACCGTAGAGCGGAGACTCGAAGATGAATCCCTACCCGAGCATATTAAAGAGCTGCTTAGAATCCGCCAACAGGCATCAAAAGCTTCCACTGCGAAGTATAAGCGCGTGTTGGCTCAGTCCGTACTTGGTCGGCTACGCAATCTACTCGTATTCTGCGGGGCGTCTCGCACTGGCCGATGGGCTGGTCGTACCTTCCAGCCCCAAAACCTACCCCGACCTAAGCATAAGCAATGGCAGATAGACCAAGCCATTGAATTCTTCTGCATGGACGAGGTTGAGCTGCTGGACCCGGACGAAATCCTAGCCCTAGCATCCTCGTGCCTGCGCGGTCTGATGATCGCCGCGAAGGGCAAGAAGCTGTCTGTTGCTGACTTGGCTAACATCGAAGGCCGCGTGATGGCCTGGATCGCGGGCGAGGACTGGAAGCTCGAAGCTTTCGCGAAGTTCGATCGCAAGGAAGGCCCCGACCTGTACAAAGTCGCCTTCGCTCGCGCATTCAACATCGACCCCAACGACATCGCGGACGAAGGCGACTGGCGCCGGCAGATTGGTAAGGTCATGGAGCTGGCCCTCCAGTATTACGGCGGCGTCGGCGCGTTCTGCACGATGGCAGAGACCTACGGCTTGCGCCTGGAGGACATGGCCAAGGCAGCGTGGCCAGTCATTCCGCAACGGATCAAACTCCAGGCTGCGAAGAACTATGCGCGAGCCGTCAAGAAGCGCCGCACCTACGGTCTGACAGAGCGAATCTGGCTGACCTGCGAATCGTTGGTCATCCTGTGGCGCGAAGCTCACCCTGGCATCGTCCAGTTTTGGGCTGATCTGGAGAAGGCCGTTAAGACGGTCATTAACCAGCCCCACAAGCGCGTGCAGGTTGGCAAGCGCGGCATCGTTGTCGATCGCAAGGGTAACTGGCTGCGGATCAAACTGCCCAGCGGCCGATACCTGAGCTACCCTGCGCCGCGCTGCGGCGAGTACGAGACCAGCTTCGTAGGTGTGAACCCGTACACCAAACAATGGTGTCGGATCAACACATACTCCGGTAAGCTGGCGGAGAACATCGTCCAGGCCATCAGTGCTGATATTCTGATGGACTGGCTGGTTGCCGCTGACGATGACGGCTTTGACCCGATCCTCAGCGTGCACGACGAAATCATCACTGAGCCGCCCGATGTGCCGGAGTACGACGACAAACGGCTGTCGAAGCTGGCGCAGAAGTGTTCACCCTGGACGACCGGGCTCCCGCTGGCCGCCAAGGGATTTACTGCAAAACGATACCGCAAATAGGAGACCCACATGGCTACCCGCAAAAAGAAGACTGCGAAAAAAGCGGCGTCGCGCGCCTCCAAAGGGCCGCGCCCGCTGACACGCGAGCAGCGCATGATAAATGCGCTAATCGACGTTGCTGCTGACATTCATCAGATTCGGCTGATGCTGGAAACAACATGGCGCCCGCCTCCGCCGCAACCATCTGTAGCGTGCATCGAACAGATACTCATTCCTGGGCACTATGAAAACCCTACTGCGCTTGTGGCTGTTACAGCGGCGGCTGCGCCCGCAGCGACGGAGGTTGCCGGTGTCGTCCCGGCGAGTGCGAGCGTTGTTTCTGAGCCCACCGACGCGGAGCTGCTGTCATGAGCAAAGCGCTATTCATTGGCGGCCCGTGGGACGGTCGGTTGATCGAACACAGCTTGGAGTCGCCCACCGTGCGCGTGCGCGTGCGCGAGCGGTTTTCAAGCTTCATCGACTACAACAGGCCGGTAGACGAAGCTCCGATGCCGGTCACCGTTCGTGAAGTCACGTATGTCAGGTTTCCGCTGTTCGGGTATGACCTGATGATCGAGGAGTCGGTGTACAAGCGCGGCGTAGACTATCACCGCAAGCACCCGGCCGAAGTTGCGATGGACCTGCTGGCGCAGGGGTATCGTCGTCCTAGCAACATCTTTGGCGATGTCTGACTACCTCGAAGAAGTCGTTGAAGATGCCTTGATTGGAGGTGTCGAAGCGCTCGGCGGCTGGTGCTGGAAGCTTCGTATGCCCTGGTTTACGGGTGTGCCCGATCGTCTGGTGCTGCTCCCAGGCGGTCGGGTTGTCTTCGTCGAACTGAAGCGGCCGAAAGGCGGCAAGCTATCGACACGTCAAAAAGTCGTTCATGGGCAGCTCAAAGTTATGGGCTTTCGTATTCTGACTCTGTACACTCTCGAAGCCGTGCAAGACTTCCTGTTGACATGCTGACCATACCAACACTCGCCTCGTACCTCGATTACGGCCATTTGTTCCCACGGGAACCGGGCTCGCGCATTCTGACGCTGCGAGAGCCCCAGGTGCCGATGGTTGACTGGCTGATGGCGCACAAACGCTGCGGACTGTGGGCTGGCATGGGCATCGGCAAGACCAGTGCCACGATGTACGCGCTCGACAAGCTCCGCATCGCTGGAGAGATTGACGACCGCTACCCGATTCTCGTTATCGGCCCGATGCGCGTTGCTCGCGATACGTGGCCCGAGGAAGCGCTCAAATGGGACCAGTTCAAGAACCTAACTATTGTTCCAATCACGGGTACGCCTGCGGAGAGAGCCGCGAAGTTGCGGCGTCGTGCCCATATCTTCACTGTAAGCTACGAGCTGACGCCGTGGCTGCTCGAACAGTGGTTGGAGCGGTGGCCCTACCGCGTAGTGATCGCGGACGAGAGCGACCGTTTGAAGGGTTATCGGGAGAAGGGTGGGAGAAAATCCACGTCTTTTCCTGGGTCGAATCGTGCTGGGAAAAGTGGCAAGCGGGCGTATGCTCTGTCGAGAGTAGCCCACCGCCGAGTAGACCGATGGATCAACTTGACTGGTACGCCGGCTTCCGCTGGCTTGAAGGACTTGTGGGGCCAGACGTGGTATCTCGATCGCGGGGAACGGTTAGGTTGGACCTATACGGCATTCAAAGACCGTTGGTTCAGGCAGAAGTGGAGCGGCTTCGGAATCGAGCCAATACCCAACGCCATTCAGGAGATACCGGCGCTCATCAAAGACCTGTATCTAACAGTCGATCCGGCTGACTACTTCGACCTTCACCAACCGATCTACACGCGCCTGGAGTTCGACCTGCCGCCCAAAGCTCGGGCAATCTACAAGAAGCTGGAGGATGAGAGTTATGTCGAGCTTGAAGAATTGGGAACGAGCCTTAACGCCGTCAACGCGGCGGCGCTTACGCAAAAACTCCTCCAGGCGGCTAATGGTGCTGTGTACACCCAGCGGCCAGAGTGGGTCGAGCTTCACGACCGCAAGCTTGAAATCCTCGACTCAGTGGTTTCTGAAGCAGCCGGATCAGCAGTTCTTGTGGCATACGCCTTTCAGTCCGACAAAGCGCGAATACTGAAGTGGTTCGGCAAGAAGGCCATCGACATCAGCACACCGGCCGGGCTCAAAGCGTTCAAGGGTGGCTCCGTGCAGGTTGGTGTTGCACACCCGAAGTCAATGGGCCACGGCATCGACGGGCTCCAGTACGTGTGCAACAAAATCGCGTTCTTCGGCCACGACTGGAAGACCGGCGAGCGCATGCAGATTATCGAGCGCGTCGGAGCGATGCGCCAATTCCAGGCCGGGCTCGACAGAGCCATGTTCATCTACGACATCGTAGCTCGCGGCACCGAGGACGAGAATGCGATGTTGGTCCACCACGAAAACCGCTCGGTGCAAGATGTTGTATTGGCTCACATGAAAAGGAGACGAAGATGATTGTCGCATTCGACATCGACGGCACCATATCCAACGGTGCACATCGCGAGCATTTGGCGCACGAGAAGCGTTGGGATGAGTTCCACGCGCTCGCGCATCTGGACAAACCGCTGCCCGAGACGATGGCTGTTCTGCGCGCCCTGGAGAGCGCCGGCCATAGCATCGAAATCTGGACAGCTCGCCCCGACACCTACATGGCGCAGACTCGCGAGTGGCTGTTGAAGCAGCTCGTGCCGTTCGACAAGCTGCTCATGCGCAAGGCCGGCGACTGGCGCCGCGCGTTCATTCTCAAGTTGGAGTGGTACTTGCAGCGCGAGCCGCACGAGCGCCCCCAACTGGTCTTCGAGGATCACCCGGAGACAACCCGTTTACTTCGTGCTGCCGGCTGTTGCGTGCATCACGTTGCTGACCGTGAAGGCGTCCAAAGCTAAAGGAAACACACCGATGAAAGTCTATATCGCCGGCCCGATGACCGGGCTCCCTCAGTTCAACGTGCCGCTGTTCGACCACGTTGCCCGCCAGCTCCGCAGCCAGGGGTACGAGGTCGTATCCCCAGCCGAGTTGGACTCGCCCGAAATGCGCGCAGCCGCCTTGAAATCCAAGGATGGCGCCCCGGCTCCAGTAGAACATGCGACGGGTGAGACCTGGGGTGATGTGTTGGCGCGCGATGTCAAGGTGCTGTCCGACCATGGCATCGAAGGCATCGTTCTATTGCCCGGCTGGTACAAGTCGCGCGGCGCCACTCTGGAGACCACTGTTGGGCTCTTGAACGGGCTCAAGTTCTTCCAGTGGCAGGTCGAGGAGGAATTGCCGACGCCGCTGTCTAACGTCAGCGTCGTCAGCGGTCTGTTGGATGGCTACGCTCACAGAGGAACCTACCACAAATGAGCATCCTTCCACGCGATGACAAACAGCGGAAAATGCTGCCAATCTTCAAGATGATTACCGGCTATTTTCCCAAGGCACTGCGCGAGGTAACTCGTGTGTGCGTCGCCAACAACGTGCGCTACAACCCCGATCGCAAGCCCCAGGACATCAATTGGGCTCGCGGCAAGAGCACCGACCAGCTCGGCTCGCTGTTCCGCCACATCCTCGAAGCCCAGGAAGGGCTCGTATTCGAGGAGTTGCCGCCCGAAGTTCAGGCGGCCTGCGGCGAGGGGTTCGACAAGGTGTATGTGCTGGCTGAGGCGGCATGGCGCGCTCTGGCGGCCCTGGAGCTGGAAATCGAGAAGCAGGAGGCAATGGCGGTTCCCACGGGAACCGAGCTATGCTACGGGTTCGGCAACGGCACCCAGGCGCCCGTCCTGAATTGCCAATGCTACGCCTGCATAAACGCGCGGCGCAACGCCACTACCGGAGTCTGAATCATGCCTTACGTCAGCGAAGCTCAGCGTCGAGCGATGTACGCAGCAAAAGAGGGTCACAGCACCCTCGGAATCCCGAAGTCGGTTGGCGCTGACTTCGTTGCCGCAGGGCCAGCCTCCAAAAACCTGCCCGAGAGAAAGGGCAAGAAGAAGAAGGACAAGCCACTCGGTGACGAGCTGGCCGGCAAGTAACACAACACGAGAGCACCCACATGGCTACCAAAGCAAAGACACTGGACGATTTCATGAAAGACAACGATCGCGACACGCTCGTTCGCAACAAGATCAAAGGAGCGCTCGCTGCACTCCTGAAAGTCGGGCCGGAGGAGCATGAATCGGAGACCGAGCTGGCTAAGCGCTGCGGGCTCCAACTGGTGGAGATAACGCGCATGCGTGACGAGTTCCATCGCCACGTCGCGTATGTCCCGAAGCTCATGGGCCGCAAGGCTCGCTATGTTTGGTTCGCGGACGCCAAAGTTGTCCCGGCCAAGTTCCGCTA